GCAATGTCCGTGGGGTTGGTGGCGGGATTTGTAATCGAAAGCATCCTATTGATGATAAGGAGGTATTAATGGCGAAGATTGAAATCGTAGACACAAGCCTCTTTGACGAGGAGGAAGTCTACTACCCGTGCTACGTCCAAGTCCTGCGTAACTCCGTGACCGGGGAAACCTCTGTGGGGTGGTGGCAGAAAGAACCCACCCGCGTGGACGAGCAGGAACTGAACGACATCATTGAGGAGGTCAAGGAATGGGATACGCCGACAGACTGAGGCAGTACGAAGAGGCAAAGAAATCCCTCCCGCCGATGACCTACGCTGAGTACGAAAAAGCGGTCAAACAGATCGCAAAGAAATACAAAATCTAAGAAAGGATAAAAGCTATGCCCATTGTGAAACCCACGGAGATGGACTTCTCCAACAAGAACATCATCGCAATCATTAGCGGACTCCCCGGCACGGGTAAGACCACCCTTGCCCTCTCCGCTCCCGGCGTTCTCCTCATTGACACGGACGAGGGGATGGCGCGGGTCAACCCCGCCCACCGCAAGGATGCGTCCATCTGCAAGACCTACGAAGAGGTGCTTGCCGATATCAAGGCCGCAGAGGGCGTGTATCAGACCATCGTCATCGACACTTGCGGTGCGCTCATTGAGTACATGAAAGACTGGGCGATGCGTACCGATCCCAAAGCGTCCAAGAAAGACGGCGGGTTCTCTCTGCAAGGGTACGGCACTATCAAGTCCGAGTTCATCCGTCTGTCTGCGGAACTGCGTAAGAAGTTCAATGTCATCTTCCTGTTCCATGAGAGCATGACCAAGAACGGTGACGATGGTGTGTTCTACGAACTGGTGGTGGAGGGTTCTGCCCGGACGTTGGTCTATCAACCCGCCGACCTTGCCGCCCATCTGTTCATCCAGAACGGACGGCGGTACTTGGGGTTCACCCCCACGGAGCAGTATTCCGCGAAGTCTGCCTACGGTATCAAGGGTCTTGTGGAAGTCCCGGAACTCAAGGACGGAGATCCCAACGATTTCCTCACCAAGCTGTTCGCCAAGGTGCGTGAGAACCTCGCGGCTGAGAGCAAGGCACTTGCCCCACAGCAGGAGGCGTATGATGCGGCAATGGCAGAGGCCACGCACATCGTGCAGTTCGTGGCGAACCCCGATGACGTTGCTCCTGCGGCGGCGAAAATCAAGGCTATCAAACACGCTCTGACGAGCGAGAAAGAGGCCAAGGATATGCTCAAGAAGCGAGTTGCCGATCTGGGTATCGTGTGGGATAAGTCTGCCAAGGTCTACAAGTATGCCGACCAGTAAGGTTCGCATAACCAAGACGCTCTTGGACGCTTGGCTGTGGTCTTACAAGCGGGAGGATGGATGGGAAGACTTCCTGTCCACCCTCAACCGCGAGAGGAAACCGCCGACCAAGGCCATGCTTGACGGCACACGGTACGAGAACGTGCTGAATTCCGTCCTGCTTGGGGAACAAATCCCGGAGGATCATGAGTGGAAGTTCCCTATAACGGAGATGGCAAAAGAACTGCACGGTGCGTCACAGCAAGTGGTTCTGTTCCAAGAGTGCGTGGTGGACGGGCAACCGTTCCTCCTGCATGGGGTGCTTGACTACCTCCGCGCAGGACACATCTGGGACTGCAAGTTCACCAAGAACTACCATCTGAACAAGTATTACTGGGAGGGGACGGCACAGACAAGTATGTACTTTGCCCTTGTCCCGGAGGCGTATGACTTCACCTACATCATTTCAGATGGCAAGTATGTCTACCGGGAACGGTATCCGCGAGATATTGTCCCGCCGATTGAAAACTACATCAAAAACTTTATGAAATTCTTGACACAGCATGGGCTGTGGGAAACATATGAAAAACTTTGGAGGGTAAGTGAATGAGCAACTGGTCTGATTTTCAGAGAGAAGAGCAGGAGCGCGAGAGCGCGGTAACAGGGAAGCACCGCGTGGTAATCACGGATGCGTTTGAGGGCGTGACGGGAGCGAACAGCAAGAACCCCGGCACTCCCATGATTACCGTCAAGGTGCGCCCGTCCGGGCGTAAGTTCTCCGTCAGCTACCGCATGGTGAAGAACGACTGGTTCAACCGCAACATGACGGCGTTCTTCGATGCGTTCCCGGAAATCAAATTTGGTGACTTTAATTTCCTCACTTGGGTCGGCGCAGAGGGCGCGGCGATGTTTAAGGAGGATGACCGGGGATACACACAGATTTCCTACTTCCTGTCCCCGGAACGTGCGGAGGATCTCCCGCCCTTTGAGGGAGAGAAACCCGAAAAGCAGAGTATCACGGCTATCGACATCGAACCCGATGACGGGGAACTGCCTTGGGATGACTAAGCACTGGACTGAGGCCGAACTGAAAGCGGAACTGTCCAAGCTGACCATCATCTGCGACAGCAGAGAGCAGGATACCCACTGCGAGGAGTGGTTCAAGAAGAACAAAGTCCCATGTGTCGTGCGGAAACTGGATACCGGGGACTACTCCGCGCAGATCGGTGACATGACCTTGGAGCGGAGCGTTGCGATAGAGAGGAAACGCAATCTGGACGAGTTGTGCGGGAACATGACGGCAGACCGTGATAGGTTTGAGCGTGAGTTCCTCCGGGCCAAAGCCCACGGGTTGCACATCTTTCTCATTATAGAAAACGCCACATGGAGCGATATCTTTCTTGGCAACTACCGCTCCAAGCTGTCATCAAAAAGCCTCACAGGGAGCGTCCTGTCGTGGTTGGCGAGGTTCGATGTGACGCTGTTGTTCTGCAAACCAGAAGAAACTCCCCGGTTGATTTGGGGCATACTTTACTACTTTGCGAGAGAGGAACTGATGTATGGCAAACGGTGAGATTGAGTTTCTTGAAAAGCGCATAGACGGAGATACAGAAAAGCTGAAAGAACTCCGTGCCAAGGAAAAGAACGACAAGTTTGCGGCAGACCTTCGCAGTATCTACGACAGTCTTGTCGGACAGGGATTCTCTGACGAACAGGCGTTCTGGATTCTCGCACAGGCGGTAATGAACGCTTTCAAAACCGATGGGGCAAGGTGATGTTAAACAGCCGTACAGACCACCAAGGAGAACTGTACGGGATGATGTCATCGGGCGGGAGTTCGCGGCCTGTGCCGTGCGCTCCTGCCCAGAACCCCACGTTATCAAGCGGTACGGGGTTGGCGGCGTAGCGAACGTGTCCATCTGGACTTGCCGCCGCTGTAAGTACCACACGGAACATCCATTACACTTTGGAGTTGGTTGCGCTTATGGACTGGAACAAGGGGTTTCTCCCGGAACGACAAGCTGAGTGGTCAGACATAGCGGCAGAGATCAGAGAGTCGGTGACGATGGAGGATGTCCTCCGGGCGTACTCCCCTTCCACCCCCATCCGCAACCGCCGTTGTCCGTGTCCGTTCCACAACGGGAAGGACTACAACTTTAGCTTTACCCGCACAGGGTACAAGTGCTTCGTGTGTGGGGAGTCCGGGGATGTCATATCATTCGTGAGCGGTATCTGCGGACTCTCACGCACAGATGCGATGAAGCGCATAAATGCAGATTTCCGTCTGAATCTCGCCATCAATGGCACTATAAGTGCAATTCAAAGCGCAGATTTAGCCCGTAAACGTGCGGAGCGGGAGAAAAAAGAAAAAGCCCACGCGGAGTGGGAGGAAACCTACCACTCGTTGTGGGCTGAATGGATTGAGTGCGACAAGGCGAAGAGGACGGCAGACCCGGAGTCGGAAACATACGCCAACGCAGTCAAGAGAATCGACTACATAGCATACCTCATCGACACACTACCGAGCGAACCGAGGTGAGCAATACTATTAATCAAAAATATTTATCCGTCACCGATACGAAAAGCATCCTCGCCCCGGACAAGGACGGAAAGCCGCTCCCGGTCATAGAGAACTTCGTGACCATCATGGAAAACGACATCAACTACTCTGCGATAAAGTACAACGAGATGTTGGGGTGCGCGGAAGTCCACAACAAGGGCAGGATCACACGGTGGACGGATGCGGACGAGGCCCGAAGCATGATGTACATTGAATCAAAGTACGGGCTTTATAACAAGGACAAACATGGCGCGGCGTTGCGTTTGCTGTTTGAGGCAAGGGCGTACAACCCCATCATCGACATCGTGGACAGCATCAAGTGGGACGGCAAGGAACGGTGTCGGTTCTTCCTCCGGGACTGGGCAAAGGTGGAGGACACGGCGTACTCGCGGGAGGTGTCCCGCCTCATCTTCGCCGGGGGCATCCACCGCCTTTACCAACCGGGTACGAAGTTCGATGACGTTCCCATCCTAATCGGTGTGCGACAGGGGGAGGGCAAGTCATCCCTCATCCGTTTCCTTGCCATCAATGACCAGTACTACGGAGAAGTCAACATGATGGAGGGGCAACAGGCCATAGAGCAACTGCGCGGCAGATGGATTTGCGAGATATCAGAACTGCTTGCGCTGACCAAATCCAAGGAACAGGAGGCCGCAAAAGCGTACATCACCCGGCAAGTGGACAGCTACCGCAAACCGTGGGACAAGAACGTGTCCGATCTGCCCAGACGGTGCATTATGATAGGCACGACTAACTCAGACTCGCCGCTGACAGACAAGACTGGCAACCGTAGGTATTACCCCGTGGAAGTCCATTGCAACGGTTATGACCTATTCGACCATGAGCAGGAGTGCCGTGACTACATCCTGCAAGCGTGGGCAGAAGCAAGGGAACTGTACAAACAGGGAAAGATGCCGAACTACGCTGACCGAAAGCTTACGGATGCTTACCGTGAGGCACAGGAGAACGCCACACAAGACGATTGGAGGGTGGGTGCTATCTCTGCCTTTCTGGAGCGCAAAAGCCCCGGAGAACTCACCTGTGTGCGTGAGGTGTGCCATCGCGCCCTGTCCCCCAACCCGGACTTCCCAAAAGAACCGTCCCTCGTGGAATCCAAGGACATCGGCGCAATCATCACCCGGTTGCCGGGGTGGGAGAAAGCCGGGACAAGAAAGATTATGAACTACGGTAAACAGCGTTGTTGGATAAAGGTCGGAGATCCTGCGCCAAAAGTAGACAAACCATTTTGGGAAGAGTGAGGTGAATTACAACGCCAAGAAAATCTGATTTAACGCCAGAGCAAATCCGTGCAGATATTCAGAACGGGATGAGTATGAAAGAGGTTGCCGATAAGCACGGCGTGACAAGGCAAACCATATACAACATCCTCAAGGCAGAGAGAAACAAGTACGGCAAGACCGAAGCAGATCATGACGAGGTAAAACTGCAACCGTATGCGGATGTTGCCATAGACCCTGTGACCGGGTACGGTGTGTCCATGTCCAACCCAAGCAACCGTGGCATCATCATCCGCATGGGGGACGAGAAAGTCACGCAGTTCGTGGCGTACCACATGGATATGATGGCGATGCGCCAAGGCGTGAACAAGCGTGACGTTCCCGGACTGTATCAAAGATTTTACAACTACCTTTCGTACTGCGCCGACCACGGGATCGTTCCGAACAACGCCAACTGCTACTTTGCCATCGGAGTCAACAGGCAGGAGATGTCCGTGTGGCGGTTGGGCAAAGGCGGCACTCCCGAACACAAGGAGTTCGCCGATACCGTCCAAGCGTTCTTCGCGTCCATCCACGAACAGGGCGCAACGGACGGTGTGCTGAACCCCATCTCTGCTATGTTCTGGCAGAAAGCCTACGACAATCTGATAGAGGCCAGTAAACTGGAAGTCGTGCAGGAAGACCCGCTTGGGGACAGGAAGAGTGCGGAGGAGATCGCAAAGTCGTATGGGGAGGTGGAACTCCCGGATTGATGGAGAAAAACATCTTTTCTTTTCCGTCTGTTGAACAGGCGGTGGACTATTATTTCCAGTATTACCGCAACAATGGATACCCAAATTATGATATATCGCAATACAACCCGCAGAAAGAACTTGAGCGAGTAAAGCGGTGTGACGATGTAATCGTTGATGGAATAGCAAAGCAGACGATGCAAGGATGCGGTTTCCTCTGGTGCTTTTTCCCACACTGGGTTGATGTAAAAACCATAAGTGATACAAGCATTAGCGAAAACTGGTGTGACGATAAAAAGCTACGGTCTATGATTGAGAAAACCGTGAACTGGTGTATCAAGCATGAAAGCGGTAGAATGTCAACGAACCGTATACGACAGCTTGCGAAAGTCTATCTTTGCAAACAATCCCCAAGCAATTTTCGCCCAACAGTTGCAAAGGCAATTTACGACAGATACGGAAATGCCGGGAAAGTATATGACCCATGCGCGGGATGGGGGGGGAGGATGTTTGGTTTTCTTGCGAGTGACTGCAAGGAATATGTTTGCTGTGACCCATCGACAAAGACATATGACGGCCTTGTACGCTTGTCAGAAACATACTCAGATGTTGACAAATCAATAGAAATTCATTGCGAGTGCCAAGAAGACTATGCGCCACAGAAAGAATACTTTGACATTGTATTCACTTCGCCGCCGTATTTTGACTGTGAAAAGTACAGCGATGAACCAACGCAAAGCTATATTCGTTACCCAACGATAACTAAATGGTGTGCGGGATTTCTTGAACCGTTAATCTCAAACGCATATGATGCGCTCAAACCAAACGGCGCATTTGTTTTGAACATTGCAAACACGAAGAACGTAAAAAACTTGGAAGAGTTAAGCGTGATACTTGCTGAGATGGCGGGATTTTCATTGGAAGATACGCTAAAGCTGACGTTATCGAGCATCGCCGGGAAAGGCGTGAAGTACGAACCAATGTTTGTGTTCAGAAAATGAGCAACAAAAAACCCCAGAAGCATTAAGCCTCTGGGGTTGATTGTTTTGTGTGATGATTAGAAGCGGTCGATGCGGGGCTTGTACTCAAGTACATTTTTATCGTAGATGAAATCTCCGATTTTGCTGTCCCACACAGAAACCGCCGCTGTGTAACTTTTGCTCATTTGCCTCGCAGTCTGCTCTGCTTCTCTGCGAGAGTTGGTTTCGTGACTCCATCCGTACCCGGTTGCCCCGGAGCAGTAGTCGATAGAGTACCTCTTTTCGATTGCCATGCTTGCCTCCTTACGCACTCAGCTTGCGCTGTGCCTGTTCCTTGCAGAACTTCGCATTGTTCAGCTTGGTTTCTGCTGTGTGAATCTGATTGTCAAGCGTGATGATCTTCGTCTGCCACTTGTCCCAGTCCTTGCTCATCGGTGTGCAAGCGACTTGCTGTGCCATGTAGTTGTCACGCTTTGCCATGAGGTTACGCAGACGCTCGTCAAGGTAGGCGATGCTCGCCTCTGCCTGTTCCATCTTGAATTTCAGCTTGGCAATCTCCTCTTCGTGCTTGGCAAGCTGTGCCGCCTGTCGTTCCTGCTCCTTGGCAAGACGCTCCTGCTCTGCTCTGACCCTTGCCTGTTCGCGTTCCATCTCGCGCTGTTTCCGCAGAAGTGCTTTGGCTTGCTCCTGCTGACGTTTGACCTCTGCTCTGATCTTCGCCGCTTCAGCTTTCCTGCGCTGTTCACGCTTCTTCGCAGAGGGGGTGCAGACGGCAAGGATGATGAGCAGGAGTATAATAAATCCTCCCATACTATTCCTCCTTGTGATGTTCGATATAATATCGAATGGCCTCGCATATGGTATCTTTCTTGTTCTTGCCGACAAGATAGTCTATGACATCTTGGTCGGTCTTTTTCTGAAACTTGATGGCAATCAGAACCGTGTTCTCTGCATCCCATCTGCGTTTCGCGGGTGTATCTGGCATAGTTTAATACCGTCCTTTCATAGGTTTACCCACATATCATATCACTTGGGTAAACCTATGTCAATATAAACCTTTCCCTTTCGTGCGGGGTGCTGACCGCAACGCCAAAGCGTTCCCGCATTACCTCCCCGGTTAAGGGGAGTCAGTCTGCGCTTTCTTTTGCTCTGTCTTTGTCATGCGTCCATCGCACGGAACAGTCCTCATGTTGTCCCCGCATACTTTAAAGTATACGCAGTTTCTGCACGGATACTTTGCGCTCATCAGTCGATCTCCTTGAACCATCTGTCGTAGTCATCTGCGTCACAGTATCCTGCGGCGGCGTAGAAGAACTCGCTTGCCTTTTTGAGATTGAACTTCCACAAGTCCGGGAAGAACTCGTCCTCACAATCGACAACGGCAGTCGTAATCGAACCGCTTGTGTCTATCGTGATGTCCATGTTTAAAGCGATCTCAAAGTAGGCCGCACCCTCTTCCGTCATCTCCATTGGGCCGCAGAAAGCTATGCCCAGTTCCTCAGTCACGTTGTCGTAGACATCCGTATCTCCATCAAGCTTGATGAAGTCTTTCACTTTCATCGTGATGTGCATTGTCGTTCTCCTTTCAGCAGTACGGTGTCCATCCGTGTTCCACGGGCTTTGTGCGGGTAAGTTCCACGCTCTCTCCCTCTCCAATGTACCGGGAGAAGTAGTAGACTCCGGGGTTGACGTACTTTCCAACGCCGCCCCATGTCGCATCGTTGATCCTGTCGGGTTCGTCATCGTGCATCTCAAGAAACTCTTTGCGGCACTTTTGGTAAAAACGGTTGGCTTTCTTCCAAGTCTGAAACTCGCGGCACATCTGAATCTGTGTACCCGCATAGTAGTACCCGCCCTCTGCGGGTTCGTAGATGGGGTACTCCGTGATGTAACTGACATAGTACATTAGAACACATCCTTTCTGAACTCCGGGAGGCCGCTCTGTGCCAAGGTGTACAGACAGCTTTCAAAGTTCTGGTACTTTGCCACCAGCTTCTTGCTCTCATGCCAGTTGTGATAGCACTTGGGGTCGTTATTAAACACCCACTTGATCTCATAGAGCCAGAAAGGATTGCGCTCCGTGTCGTGGTGGAAAATCACCTTGAATCTGCGTCCGAAGCAGTTGATGTCCATCATCTGCGTGGTCTTTCTTGCCATTGTTTTATTCCCCTTTCCATAATAAGTGTAGGATGGGCTTGCGACCATCCTTGCCACATTACAGGGGGCCGAAGCCCCCACCACTCTGTGTTCACTCATAAATGTATGTGATTGTCTCGCATACCTCCTCGCCCTTGTACTGCCACTTTAGCTTCTGCCACTCTCTGCGCGTGTGCATCTCGCAGAATTTCTTGACTGTAGGCGGGAGACAAGAAGCGTCCTTGTACTCCCGCCCGTCAGAAACGCATCGGCTCTTCATGCCGACATACCAGCCATTGTCTTTGCCTTCCATCCTGTGTTCCTTGACGAACTGGATGTTGTTCACGGAAAGACGCATTTCAGTTTGCCTCCTCCATGTAGCAGTAATCGACTTTCCACTTGTACCAGTCCAGCCGAACACCGGGGTCGGAACCATCGAGCGCGTAGCCGTAGATAGAATTTGCGATCTTTCCGGGCTGAAAGGCGCGGTTATTGTTCCACACTTGGTAGGAGCGGGACTCCAGACTGTACTCGACAGGCCAGTTTTCTGGCTTGTAGACGATGACGGCAGAAAGCACCGCCTCATCCTCTTTGTCCGGGTGGTCGATGTTGAACTGATGCAAAGCGTTCCACATCTCGCCGTAGCTAATCTTTTTGATTTCCATAGTTTTTCCCCTTTCGATTTTAGTAGTCTTCCCGGCTTTGGACGGGCAAAGGCCACATTAAGAGCGGCAGAAAAGCCGCCCCCCATCTGTGTTTTATTCCTCCTCTCCATCAATTTCCAAGTCCCAAACATAACCGCCATCCTCGCAGAGCCGCCAGCCATAATACTCGCAATAATCAACAGCTTCTTCCTCCGTGTCAAATTCGGTCACAGTCCACCGGGTGCATCCCCAGCTTTTAGCAATGACTTTCCACATAGCGCAGAACACCCCCTCAAACTCTCTCCGGGACATATCCCCGTTCGCGGGTGTTTCTCTCGCACTCTTTCCGGGTGCGTCCATAGGCTACCAAATTCCCCCATCTGTCGGTAGAACGCCAGCAGAAAACGGGGGAGAACACAAAGTAGCCGTTGCACAGCTTCTCCAGATAGGCGCGTGGTTTGTACTGTCTACTCATCGCAGAAAGCCTCCTCAAATAACGGCGTTCTCCCGGAACTCGCGCAGAAGCCCGAACCGCCGCCCAAAGTGGGCAAAATAGTCGCACTTCTCCGCAATATCCGACCAGAACATGACTTCCCCGTCAGCGCACAAAAACCCCCATTCGATGGCTTCACAGCGCAGAGCGGCCTTGCGTCTCTGATAGTATCTCCGATACTTGCTCATAATAATCCCCTTTCAATTTTTGCATCCTGCCCCGGCTTTGAACGGGGACAGCCGCATTACACCCGGCCCACATGGGGCGGGGTGTCATCTGCGTTCAGATGTCAAGAGGCGTGGCAAAAGCGGTCATAATCGCGGGTGATGTAGGCGTAGCACAGTTCCCCGGTTTCATCGTCCGCGAACTTGAACACCGCCGAAAACTGGAACGTGTTGCGGGAAGAAATCAAGAGGTTAAACCCGCCCATTTCGGCGCACAGTTCGCGGCAGTAGTCCCACGCCTTGACTTTGGCGGCAGACGGCCTGTCGTATGCTTGCCAGATGTTGTTGTATGTCCACCGCCTGTTGTTGTAGGCACATTCTGCGGCGGCTCTCGCCGTACGCTGTCCCTGCTTTGTTGTGTTCATGACTCTGCTGTGATTGGTTTTCATGGTGTATTTTCCCCTTTCAAAAGTCGTTTTTTGTCGGCTCTGCGTTCGCTCTCGCGCCGGGTACTTGCCGCCCCCGGTGTAGCATTAGACAGGGGGCGCAGATTACCACGCCCCCCGCCTTTGAAAGGGAAAGGGAATTATCACACACCCGCCCCCTGCAATTGCCTGTCGGCGTTCCGGGGCGCACCCTGCCGGGCCGCTTGCCTACGCTGTGCGGGTGTCAACCGGGGGTTTCTCACTCAGCCCCCGCAAGTCGTTGCCGCGAGTCCTGCCGTCCGTGGTTCGCGCAGGGTGTACACGGGCGGGGCGATAAATCCCGGTGTCCGTGAGTCCCTGCCGCCTGTCGGTGTCGGCGGTGCCTGTGGGTTTTTCAAGGTTCGCATCAACAGGGGGACAGCCCACGCGCCGGGGCGGTTATCACCCCGCCCGTCTGCCGTTCTGCACTTCACACCGCGCCGCTTTGGGTTCTCATTCCCGCCAATACCGGGCTTTCGCCCGTTCGCCCCTTTCGGGGTGGGGGATGATATCCCCCGCTCGGTACTCTGCGCGTTTTGTTACCCGTGGGGCTTTCGCCCCGCGCCCATGCTTTGCCGTGTGCGCTACTGGGCGGCGCGTGTGCTGTCCGTGTCCTGTTGTCAAGGTTCGCGCCGGGGGACTCTCGCCCCGCCGGGACAATGGGCAAACCCAACTGTCAAGAGGATTGTACCAAATGGGATAACCCAATGTCAACGGTAAAATGCACAAAAGTGTTTGGTAGTTTTACACAAAATTGGGATAACCCGCCAAAGCCCCATCTGCGGCCCTGTGTGGCCCTGTG